CACCAGAATACAAGCTATTCTGCAAAGCATTAGGACCAAACATACCTGTGCTGGCCTGTGCGCTAGAGCTCATCATACTTGATGGAACAAAAGAGGTTACACCGTAAGCCAGTGCAGCATTAGTAAGTGCGTCGTTAACTGACTTGCCGCCAGCTAGGCTACCAATCCCAGAACCAATGGACGCACCCATAGGACCGCCAAAGTAAAACCCAGCAGCCGTACCAATAATCGGCAGAAGATCTTCACCGCTACCTAAACCTAATGCTTTTCCAAGATCACCAAATAACGCCATACTATGTCACAATCTTTACAGTGCCTGAATCATTATACAGTGCGCCCACCTCAAGTCCAGTGGCGCTTGTCGGTAAACCTGTTAATGTTGCAGTGGAGGCACGGATACCTCCGGGGTTACGCTCTTGCTCAATAAATATTTCCAATGCCCTAATAAGGTCAGACATGTAGCCAACGCTATACTCGGGCGGGGCTTCCGGCAGTCTTGGTGGTGGGACTTGATTACTAGACACTAGCGCCTCCCATCCTGTCGAATATCAACCCTCGGGCTACCAAGTCTCCACTTAGCACCAAGTGCAGTTGACTCAACTCTCAACGCGAAAGACCGTCCCCGGGCGCGGACATATAATTGTTTCGTATACTCTTCCACCGGGCTAACCTGTGTCCTTGTTGTTGTGCCTGCACCAGTGTTGGCAAAATCCTCGCCCGGAAAGTCCCTAGCCTTTATAGTAAAGGTAGCTTGAGGGGTAGATATCGCAGTGGACCCAGAGAAGCTTAGATCCGGTATAACCCTTCTAACACAAGTGAAGTGATCTCCATCACCTATGTCCATCACCGCTGACTCTATGTACGATGTCATTGCGCTGCCGTCGTCATCATGTCCAAACTCTTGGTTGTAGACATACCCGCCCTCTGTGGCTAAAGGAAACGGCCTAGTTCCACGGTCCAACCATGCTGTTCTACTAAGTGTGCCATAGTACCATATTTTATCCAGATAGTTATACACTACATATCTGTCGTTGACTTGCGACGCGGCTGATGCGTAAAACCAAAACACCTCACTAAACTCAGAGTTAACACCACCAAAAATCTTATCGTTCTGGTCCAGATTAATGTCGTTAAACACCTTGTCCTTGACAGTGCAAGGTAACTGCGCTGTCTGACCAGCGTAGACATAGAAGTTATCTGCGCCCATCCAGAACACAAAGTCCTCTGTAGCAACAGCGGCGTTTGGTCCGGCGATAGTTATGTTAGAGGCAAGCTGCTGTAAACCAAAGGTAAAGGGAGGCCCGATAAACCGCATGGATGTTAGTGCAGTGTCAGTCCATATTAGGATCTCACGTTTGGTCTCAATGGCTTTTACAAAGGTGGAACCCGAACCAAGGCGCAAGTCTCCCGCTGTGTTGGTCGTTACAGGATACCAGTCGATTGGGTTTTCCTGACTGGAGAAACGTATCAACAATGGATCTTGAACCCCGTCCCCTTGTGCGTCGGACGCACCACCAAGACCGTCAGAGCCAAAAGCAAGAACGTGACGGTCTCTGTCCGACACCATGATCTGCTTACAAATAGTGGGTACACTTCTCTTTGTGCCTGATCGGGTAGACAGTTCTACCGCTCTGCCTCCTGTACCAGTAGATTTGTCCCAGTAAAACACACCGGAGTCACGAGGATTTATAAGGAGATCTTCTCCAAAGTTATCGTGCGACCACAGACGTATTTGAGTTGTGGTTGTTAAGCCGCCAGAAGCTGCAACGCCCCACCCAGAAAAATCATCAGCCGCATCAGCGTTGCCTTTGGCTAAGATAACCAAGCTACCGTCAGTGTGAGTGGCAGCGATACCCGGTCCCAAAGTATTTACGTTTGAACTTGCGCCTGACCCTGCGTATCCTCTAGTGCAACCCGTTAAATCGTTACTGGAGATACCACCAACGAGTATTAGCTCGTTGTCAATCAGTATAACGTCACTAGCCACGATTCCTGTGGTGCTGGTTACAGTAATTGTGGTGTCACTGGCTGAAAGAGTGCCGCCTTCGTTTAGAGTTGTTTGCAACGGTGCTGAAGTCCTGCCTCCGAACAAACCTGCTCCCCATCCTGTGCCGCCAACAGTAGAGTTTAGACCTACGTTAATCTGGTAGTTACCTACCGTACTGCCGCCGCCATTACCTGTATCAGAACCATTGGATGTCACCGTAACGCCAAGAAGATCTTTAGCTGTAATCTCGTAGGAACTAGCACTTAACACCTGATTGATGCTGTATTCTTGATTTAAAACATTGGCGTTCATGTTGCCGCCGAGACTAGCCACGCTAGAAAAGGTGACAAAATCTCCAGCTACCGCACCGTGGTTAGTATGTGTTACGGTGATTGTACTAGAGAATGGGGCTGACGTTACAGCACTAAACGTAATAACCCCTGCGCTGGTGGGAGAGCCAGCGCGGATAGGGGTGATGTCATTGTATGTGCCACCCTCTTCGAGATAGTATTTTAAGTTTGTTCCCAATCCTAGATAGTTGGAGCCATCCAAAGCAATCCAGTTGTGTAGAGCACGGCAAGTCCCTAAGAAAGTTGAACTGGTATACTTAGCCCACCCGCCTATTTTTTCGGGGTAGCCCAAACGAAAGCGCACCTTATCACCATCACGCCAGCCGCCTTCGTTAGAATAAGATGTAAGATCCTGAACAATACCGGGTCTGAATTGTAATTTTGTTAGCGGCATTATGTTTTTCTCTTATGCTGGCTGAGTCACAGAACTAAAGGTCGTTGGTTGTCCTAAAATCATCGTGCTAGCTTTTGCAGATGATGATGGACTCGTGACTTCCCAACGATACCACCTGTGGTTGGAGTTCACGTTTTGCGTACCAAGAGCGACAATTCCAGAGTTGTAGGCTGAACCAGTTTGAGTGAGAGATGCGATGGAACCGTTTGAATTAAATGCAAGCGAATAGGATTTATTTCCACCTTGACTGCCGCTATAACCTAAATTCCACTGGTAAACAATGGTAGTCGCATTGGTTTCGTCAGTGCCGCCTAACAGCTTTATGGTGGTTGTAGTGGTGTCTTCATTCTGCTGAAGGGTAAATGACACACTTGTTCCTAAATAGCCTGTTCCTGCTCTCCATACTGGGCTGTACACTGTGAAAGAGCCAGTGCCGCTATATGACTGAGGCGTTCTATCTGAAATGCTTGTTACACCAAAGGCGGAGTAAGATGACCCAGTATGACTCATCTGAATTCTAACATCTCTTGTTGTTGTTGCTGTTGCTCCATAAAAATCAGACAGCGACAACGCTCCAGATGTGGGAACATCTGTGTTGCCAGAAGTTACCAGACCGCCATTTCTATAATACTCACTAAGAGCATGAGGAGTTGATCCCCCAAATTCACCAACCAAGCTGTTTATGCTAATTGTTCCAGAAGATGGTAACGTCATTAGATAGATCCATATGCGGTTACATCGTTAATAGAAGTTATCGCTCCGGTAGTAGCTACTTTAGCTACCGCAGAACCACCATAAGAAAACACTAGGTTGTTACTGCCATCAACAGAAATTGTCCAGCCACTGCCGCCCGTAAGGCTTAATGTGTTTCCAAAGCTAGAGCCTGCGCTTACAAACGCAAGCTGCCCAGAGCCGTCTGTCTTTAATAGCTGGCCTGCGGAGCCGTCCGCTTGCGGGTAGGACAATCCGTCAAGTATAACAGAACCTGTGCCATGCGGAGTAATTGCAATATCCCTATTGCTTGCTGTGGTTACAATACTGTGCGTTTCAACGTCAAGGTTGCCCCCAAGAGAAGGGCTAGTGTCATTAACCAGATCAGTGGTTGGTGTTAGACTTTTAAATTTGCCGGAACCACCACCGCCATCTCCTGTCACAGCGGCTGATGCGCCAGCTAAGATCTCTACACCGTTAGATGTGGAGTATGTAACACCTTTATATATGATGCGACAAGCACCGTTGGTTTCATTTTTGATAGTATAAAACTTTTCCTGATCCGTTGGAGTGACTCTTAGCTCAAAAGTAGAACCCGGGGTTCCAGTTAGGACAAGAACGGTGTTCGCACCGTCACTGGTAGAGCCATCGTTGGTGGTCAGGTCTTGGCTACCAGTAATAGTTATCTGAGCTTGACCATGAAGAGCCTGATCAATTATGTCGAAGTTGGAATTAGTTGTTGTTCCCCAAGTGCCTGCCTGTTCGCCGGAGCCGGGTTTTTCAATTCCAACATTTGAAGTATATGTACTTGCCATTTATACCACCTTATTTGTCCACGTTGCTATTGTAGCACCCGCATTGATTTCTGTCCATGTTCCACCACTTGGGACAACCTGCACCCAGTTTTCTGATGGGGTGTCAGCATCTATTCGCTCCCAATAGAACCTACCTTCAGCGGACACAACAAACACTGCATCAATTTGCAGTTCATCCATGAGTATGACTTTGGTGCCAAGAGAAGACTGTATGAAGACAGACTCAATGGTCAACGGAGAGTTTGTTATAAATGTAGGCGCGACGGACTGTATGAACTCAGCCGTCATTTCTTGCGAGGCGGAGTATAACAGATTTGCCCCGGAAGTCTGTGTAAAGTTAGCAATCTGCTCAGAGACTCCACTTAGGGTCATAACCGAGTTTGTGCTTTGTATAAAGGCAGCGTCTTGATCAGATATAGCTGAAGCTACAAACGTACCATTCGCAGTTTGTACAGTGCTAAAATCCATCTCCGCAATAACTGTTCCAAAGCGGGTAAGCTCTGTGCTTTGTAAGAACTGAGCAGAAGCCTCAAAGATACCTGCAAGAACACCTACGCCAATTGAAACCTTAACACCAATTGCAGACATTTCTTCGGAGGCGCTTGCTATAAACATAGGTGCGCCGTCTACAGTGAAGTTGGCATTAGCAGTTGCAGAACCAAAGGATAGAATACCTTGATCCGCAATAGCCCTTTCAGATAATGCCAATTCACCAAACATCAGTCAGCATCTGCTATAGTTAAGTCGCCAGCAGCTACTTGACGCATGATTTCAGTGTAGTGGCGGTTGGCGGGGTCAAGTGGTACAATCATTTCAGTGCCATCAATGGTGGCTACAACTCCTTCATTAATTCCGTCAGCAGATACAGAACCATCATCCTTATCAATGATTATTCCTTGAAAATATTTTGCGTTACTAATAACCATTTTATAACTCCGCATCTGCTATAAAATCATTTACAAAAATTCCCTGACTAGCAGACCAGTTATTAGCACTATTATAAATGTGTACGTTGCTTGAAGTTGTAGAGGCTAAAGCAAGTGTACCGCCATTCCCAGATTGCGCGCTAAGAGTTCCTGATACTGTTGGCGTGGCTCTCATTTTAGGTGTAAACTGCACTGTACCAGAACTTGCAACAGCGTAATTTCCAGAACCAAGATTGTAACCTAGATGACAAGAATCGGACTGAAAGTACCTTCTGCATTTTTCTAACGTAGTCCCAATGTCCTCATGCTCAAGCGGCGTGGCTACTTCTCCGATTTCAAGCTGACATTGCGCTAATTGCCATGTTGCACTCGCAGTTGTAGCAATAGCATTTGTTGCTTGCCCATCTGCCCAATCAGATAACCCGCCATAATTTTTCCAAGCACCGTTAGAGCCACCACCCACGGCATTAGAACCCGCTGCTAAGTGCCAATTTATATAAAAGCCCCTGCCGTTGTCATTGACGATTCCCCCACCAGAAGCGTCACCCGCAAATGTTATGGTCTTTTTTTCCCAAGTATTAGCCGAACTGATAGCGTATGTTTTGTTGAATATTCTGGCAGTGCTATCTTCTTTGTAGATACCAACAGCAAAAGTTCCTGTTATGGATGACTTGACATAAAAAGATAACGTAATTGGAACAGCATTAGAGTTTCCATTATTGATACGCTGTAAGTTCTGCGCTTCAATTATTTGTGCCAAATAAAGATATTCATCTGCATCATATGAACTTTCTGCTGTGCCAGTTGTCCACTTCAATGACTTTCCATTTGCACTTAAAGGGTGGTCAGCAACCTGTGCGTAAGTTCCATCAAGCTGTTCGTGAGTTCCACCAAACGCCATAGTAAATCTATCTACTACATAAACTGAAGTATTGCCATCGTGCGCCATTGCCTTTGAGGCTCCATGCTGCGCCACCTGCATATCTGAATTTATTAGGAGATTCCTGTCCGACAAGCCGCTTGCTGCCGGGGAACCTAAATCAGCTATTTCTCTTGCACGGCTCATATCTTACTCCGGCTTAGTAGGCCAAGTTACATCGTCAAGGCTTGTGGCGCTCTTGGTAATGTCACGCAGTGCCTGACGATACTCTTTGCGCTTGTCGCTCATTGTAAGATCGTTGGATGCCCACCAATCTGTGACTGCAAGGCGACTGTCGCGCTCTGCCCGTAGCAGCTTCATAGGCTCTGCTGCCTTTAGCTCATCAGCCTTTGCCTTGACCGCTGACCAAGTTGTACCCCAGTCAGATGGCTTGCTGCTTTCGATAGCCGAGCCATTAGAGTCAGCGCCCGTGACTTTACGGAACATCTCGCCAAATTCAGCCTCTGTTGTTGGCTCACCTCTAAGCACCCATTCGGTGATGCCTAGTTCTGTAAGTGCTTGTGATATGCTCATTTTATTCTCCTATCCTACTAAATAGCCAGAAAACTGGCACTCTACACCGCCACCATAGTAAGAAGCGTTAGTTGCGTTAAATTGTACCTTTACAACATCATTTACAGCTAATTCAATTAACAGACTCACTGAACAGGGGATGTAACCTGATGCAGCAGGTAGATTGGTATAAGAATACGCTTTAGCAGTGTTATTAACTCTAATGTCTACTTGTCCATTACCAGCGTTACTGGTAACAGCAACATAACCAATATGAGCGTGAAACGAATAAACCCCCGCTATCGGAACAGTAAACGAATTTGAACTTGTTGAAAAATGCGAACCAATATTATGCTGTACACTAGGAAAAGGAATCGGAGATGTAGTCGCAAAACTATTAGTATTGCCTATTGCTCTAAAGTTAGGTCTAGCTGGAGTAAGAATACGCCCACTGGTATCAACCGTCAGCGCAGTATTCCCGTTAGTCGGGTCTTGGATTTCGGAGACTTTCAAGATGCTTGTCATTGTGCAATCTCCATAAGTTCCATGAAACACATGTCGTGCGTATTGCCAGATGTAGCCACCCAACCGACATAGCTTGTCCCACTAGAGGCGTGATTTCTGTGCCAAAGTTCATAAGTAATTGCGCTTGTTGTGTTCGGAGCATCTACATAATTCATGTGTTGTGTGTTCCAGCTATTTAGCT